AACCACGTTCAACTTGATTCTGTTTCAGACGTACGAGAAAGCTTTGTAGAAGGCATGTTCCAAGCTGGCGATCAGGTTGTTATTAAAGAAACAGACATGATTGCCACGGTAGTACGTCGTGGATCTAATTACTTGATTGTAGAGTCTAATGGCCAGCAAATGCGTAAGTGGCTTGAGGCTGTCGAAATGATTGAAGCTCGTCAAGATCCAGATATTAAAGATCGTAAGGGTGCTCAGCCTGCTGGATACCATACTGGTCTATCTAAATCAACTAAAGTAAAACGTGATGCTCACTTTAAGAAATATGGCAAGAAGCCTGATGATCAGGACTCTGCTTACAAACCAGCACCGGGTGATGCTACAGCTAAGACAAAACCAAGTAAACATACCAAGAAATTTAAAGCAATGTTCGGAGACGACTAATGGCAAAGTATAGAGTTGAAGTTGATGGGGAAGGCGTACAAACTGTTGATGCCCGTACCGAAAAAGAAGCAAAGGCTAAAGCTTTTCGTAAGCTAGGCATTAAGTCTATGCTCAAAGTCAAGACTTTAGCACCTAAAACTAAAATCACAAGAGAAGCAATGAAATTTAAAGACTATGTTTCAATTGATGAGAATGCCACAGCTGGCTTGAAGAAGAAAGCTGAAAAGTCTGGCATGCCATTAGGTGTTCTTCGTAAAGTTTATAATCGTGGAGTGGCCGCATGGAAAACAGGCCACAGACCAGGGACAACACCACAACAATGGGGTTTTGCTCGAGTCAATTCATTTGTAACAAAATCATCAGGTACATGGGGCAAGGCTGATAAAGACCTTGCTGCAAAGGTAAGAGGAAGTTAAGATGCCATTATCAGTTAAAGACGGTATGGGCGCATGGATAGACGATTTCGCAAAGTCCGATGCTCCACAGTTCAAGGGTAAGAATAAAGAAGAGCGCCGTGATATGGCGATTGCTGCTTATCTTACAGCAAAGCGTGGACCTGAAAAAGAAGAAAAGGTTCGTGTTGAAGCGCAGACTGCTAAGCAAAAAGCTGATATGGCTCGAGCCATGGCCGCATTTAAGAAGCGTGGTGGTAAAGTCAAAAAGGTAGCTCCGGGTAGAGCTCAAGGTGCTCATGGTAAAGACGATCTTGGTACTGGCATGATGGGTATGCTTAATAAAGGCGATACCAGCAGATTTAAGACTCGTAAGAAAGTCCGGTCTATGGAAAGCGTTATCTACGAAGCCATTGATCCAAAGATGCGTAAAGTAAAACAATTAGGCACCCTTGGTCTTGTAGGTAAGGCTGATGTAAATAAGCTGATGATGGCCATGAAATCTATGGACGCTGGTAAAGAAGTTCCAAAGAACCAGCGTAAAATTATCTTTGATGCGTTTGGTAGCTTGATTGACTTGGTAACAGGTGATACCGCTGTATTTCAAAAGGCTAAAAAGTCTGTAAAAGAAGATATTCAAGAAGATGGCCACACTGATGTAGCATCTGCAATGACTAATGTAAAAGTTGCAATGGCTGCTCTCAGCAAAATGTCTGGTGAACTTGCTAAACTTAAGCCAGAAGATTCACTTCCTTCATGGTGGACTAATAAAGTTGCAATCGCAGTTGATAAACTAGATGGCATGGCTGATTACCTTGATACGAAGGTAGAGCAAAATGAAGAAATGAAGATTGACTTTGGTACGCCTGAGTCAACCAAAGCTTATAAGAAAGCAACTCCCGGTCAGCATGAAGCAAGGGCAGTCGATACAAAAGCTATGTCGGCATACATGAAATACGCTAAGGCTAAAAAGGTAGATGATGATAGCATCCGCATGGCATTTGACAATCCTAATCATCCGGAATCAAAGCGCATGATGAAGAATAAGAGTTTTGCAACAGCATTTAAAATGTACAAGGCATCAATCAAATGAAAAAATTCAAAGAATTCGAAGAAGGTTCAGAGACTTGGGCAAAAGGATTTAAGCGACGCGTCGTAAAAACCACAAAACCTGAGCATAAAGAAAAAGGTTTTAAGTGGAGGATCAAAGGTAAAGACAGGCCTGAGATCTCTATTAAGTTGTATAAATCCAAACCTAATCAAGCCGAATTTAATAAGCAAATGAAAAGGGTTGCTGGCCATGAGTTTGGATAAATTCAAAACATACAGAGAAGACTGTATCGATAATATATGCGAAAGCATGTATGACGATATCGTCATTGAAGAGTCTGAATATAAAGGTCGTAAAGTAAAGCTGAACGATCCTATTCGTACTTCAGAGAATCCTGATAAGAAATTCAAGGTTTATGTAAAAAACGCAAAAGGTAAAGTTGTAGTCGTAAGATTCGGCGATCCTAACATGGGTATTAATCGTGATGATGCTAAAGCAAGAAAGTCATTTCGTGCTAGGCACAACTGTGATCAGAAAAAAGATAAGACAACAGCTGGTTATTGGTCATGTTATCAATGGCGAGCTGGTGCAAAAGTAGACAGTTGAAAGTAGAGCAAAGAGTCACGATGGCAACTACACAGCAGCGGCTTGACCGCATTGAAGAGAAGATTGATAAGCTTGCAGAAGCAATGATCTCTTTAGCCCGGGCTGAAGAGAAGATAGCAGCAATTGCTGACATGCATGGCCATCAAACTGAGAGATTAAATAAATTATCGGGTAAGATAGACGATATTGCGGCACAGGCCGCGGACAATACTAGGACGGTCCAATTAATAAACAAACTGTTCTGGGTAGTAGTGGCGGCATGTAGTGCTGCTGTTGCTAGTAACATCTGGATGTAGGAGTAAAACAGATGAACAATAAAATGATAGATGGTGTCCGGGCCGCACTAGACGAAATGGCCGTAGCTAAATCAATGATTCAACACGAACTTGAAGCTGCTCAAGAAGCTGCACGTAACGCTGCAGCAGCAGGTCATGCCGAAGGTTACTATAAAGATAAAGAAATCAAAAAGCAAGATAAGAAGCTGGGTAATACCAAAGAAGATGACTTCAAGCCTCATATGATGTATGATCCTAAGACTGGAAAAGGTTATAAGGCAGACACTATGGATGATCATCTAAGAATGAAGAAGATGGGTTATACTCACGAAAAGCCAGACCTTGACGAAGGAATGAAGCTATTCAGAGTTTCTTCAGGTAGAATGCAAGGTAATGTCCATGCAAAAGATGAAAAAGAAGCAGAAAAGATCTTCAGAAAAAAAGGTGCAAAAGGAAAGATTAGCATTACCGACAGAGGGCCAGTCCCTAAGAGGCAACCTCGATTAACGGATGACGTAGATGAAGCTATGGATCCAGTAGATGCTAAAGCTTCAAAGAAGAAGTTTGCTGATCGCAAAGATAAAGATATTGACAACGATGGCGACGTTGACGATTCTGATAAATTTTTACACAAACGCCGGAAAGCAATTGGTAAGACTATGCAAAAAGAAAGTACCGTTCGCGAACGCTTAATGTCTATCTGGGAAGATGCAGCTGGTGCAAAGCGCACTGCAGGTGCAACTGAAGCTGAGCCAATGACTAAGGGCGACGAAGATAAGAAAATGAAAGCCGGACATCCGGCGGCTAAAGCACCTTTCTCAGATAATTCTGACGCAGCTGAGAAAGCTACTAAGCCAGCAGCTATGCGTGGCAACGACAATAAGCAGGCTGAAAAGAATATCAAGCCGTCAGCCACAAAAGACACAGCAAACAAAGTCAAGGAAGAAACAATGAAGAAAACTGGTAAAGAATCAATTGATGATATTGCTGCAGCATATGCTTCAATGTACGCGAAAGATGAAGACGACATTCAAGAAGCAGAAAAGCTTGATGAATTAAGCCCAGATCTTTTGCATAGAGCAGCAGATAAGCAAAGCAAGAGAACTACTCGCATTGGTTCACTCGCTTCACGGCAAACTGCAGCTGGTCGATCAAATAAGAAGACCGATTCAATGTATGACAGGTCAAAAGCAAGACAAGATCGTCTAAGAAAAGGTGCTAGCGCAGCAGGCGATCGTGATGCAGAAAAAAGATACCAAGCAAGTATAAAGAAACCACGCGTGTAAGGAAATATTGATATGGCTAATAATAAAATTGGTGGAGTAACTGGTCCAAAAGGATCTATGCCAACTCCGACTGGTTGGGTTGATCCTAAGACCGGTCACCTTTTGAAAGGACAGCGTATTACTCAAGAGCAACTTGATGCGTACAATGGAGTTCAAATGATTGCTGAGCCGGTTTACCATCCGGCTATGGATCCAGCTCCTGTCGAAGCATTTGAAGACGAGGCAGAAGAACTTATTGAAGCTCCTGCTGCAGCTCCAAAAGCCAAGAAGAAGTCGAAGAAGGCATCAAAGAAGTTTAGCCTGTTCGGATAGGAATATTATTTCGTTATGAGTTTTTGTCCTTACCCGTTTGTCAGCTTTTCGCTGCAATACGGTCAGAATGTCAGACCTTGTTGTTTCTATAAGTCTGATGATGATATTTCTGCTAAAGATTTCGTAAAGAACCCGACCCATCACCTTGAAGATGGCGGGTTCTCCGGAATCAGAGAGAAGATGTTGAAAGGTGAAAAACTACCAGGGTGTTCTACATGTTACCAAGCCGAAGAAACAATTGGCTTTAGTAAAAGAACAACTGGTTTAAAGAAATGGCCTGACATTGAACGTGTGAATAAGTTTGATAAGTTACGCCATATCGAGATTATGATTGACAACCTGTGTAACTTTGAATGCAGAATGTGCAATAGTCATTTAGGTTCTAAGTTATACAAACGGGACAAGTTTCTTGGTCTAAACGCAAAGAAATATAGTCCAGCTGATATATCGTTTTTACGCCTAATGGACTTAAGCGAATTGACAAGGTTACAAATACAGGGTGGTGAAACATTCATCTCACCTAACTTGCCAACCTTATTAGATATTGTTGATGAGCAAATTGATGCTAGTGAGATTATATTATATTTGACTACCAATGCATCTGTCTTACCAGACGATGCTATGATTGAAAGGTTGAAGAAATATAAGCATATTGATATGAGCGTAAGTATTGACTCATCTCATAAAGTAAATGATTACATTCGCTTTAGAAGTAATATTGATGATGTATATCGTAACGCAAAAGAATTTGATAACTGGCCAAACACAAAGGTCAATATCACAACAAATGTAAGTTTATATAATGCTGACACAATGCCTGATACTGAAAAGAAATTTACAGATATGGGGTATGAACATTATTGGAATTGGACTACAGGTGTTAATTCAGTTTGTGACTATGCTCCAATTGAATACCAAGATTGGGTATGTGATAGAGTAAAAGGTTCAAAATTCGAATCAGCATATCGAGACTTCTGGAAAGAACACGAGTACGACGAAGATAAATGGAATGAATTCATCGATGAGACTAAGAAATTAGATAAATTTTATAATGTATCGTTATATGATTATCACCCAGAACTGGCTAAGTTCTTAAATATATAGTTACATGATGATATTCAATGAGTTAACTGAAGAGAACCTGATGTTGTATGCCGCTAAGGTATATTACAAACCACAGTTCTCAGATATTGAAGAGTTCTATGAGGACTTAAAGCGTTTTAAGTATATTAAGCGATTGGTTAATAGGTACCTTGAGCATGAGGAGTTGGCAGACAGATTAATATTAAATCATTTAATAGTGATCTTCAACTCTTTTGGTATCGAACCATCTCTTAATATCTTGAAATTAAAATTAGACGATAGGCATTGGCCAATTGTCAAACCTTTCTTGATATATCTTAAGTATATTGAGAATGACAAAGTTACTGGATTTGCAATGGATCCATATGTTGTAGATAGGTTGAGACAGATATGAGTATTCTAAAGCGCGGCGCTGATATGGTTTACACTTTCCGGTTTATCCGGATGCTTGTCATGTCATGGACAAGCTGGGATGCTTACAAAGAAGGTCTTATAGACAAAAATGGTAAGCGCCTTAAAGATGTAAAGATTGAGACCGATGCTCAAAAGAATTCATACACTCCTTTTATTCGTCTTGCTGCTAATGTTAAGCGGTTGCTCAATAAAGTCCCGGGACTTGGGACTAGCCTTGGATCATTTGCTGCAGGTCTTTTTCTTATCAAAGAAAAATATGGATTGAATGATAATCATCTTACTAAGATAATTAGAGAGGTTGGCATACAGCCTTCAGACTTTCTAGAGGAAAATTCTCAATGGTTTTTGCTTGAAGACGGCACGTTAAGCCCCGGTGTCTATCGCATGAAACACGCTAAAATCTGTAATCGTACTCTGGATGAAATAATATTACCTAAAGACCAAGTAAAAGTTTTCAATGGTATCCCTATTGGTGATGTATTTGGAATAAATGTATACGAAGCAAAGCATTTGAGGACCAATCAAGACTTGTATATAACTATAGGCGAAATATACAAATGATGCACGAAGCTCCACGAATCGCCCGGAAACCCGGTCAACGAAGAAATAGTCCAAGCCATTCGGATTTGTATACAGATGAAAATCCAAAAGGCACAATCAAAGGCCTAGGTTTTAAAGATGTTGAAACGGCGAAAGCAAGTGTAGCAAAGATAAAGAGTTCAGGTAAAACTCACGCTCATAAAATACAAGCAGCTATTGCCATGGAGCAACGAGCAAGAGTGATGGGTAAATCAGCAGAAGCAGCAGTTTACAGAAAGTACATCAACGCCATGAAAAAGAAAACTAAGAAAATGCAAAAAGAAAGCCTATGGGCAAATATCCATAAGAGAAGAAAATCTGGCAAGCGCATGCGCAAAAAAGGCGAGAAGGGTGCACCTTCACCAGAGGCTATGGCACGTGCAAAAGCAACCAGTGAAGATATGGCTGAGCGGTTGGTAACAGATAAAAGATTAAAGAATCTTAAAATATCTAATAAGCCATCAGCTGCTGGTGACTCTTTAGCTCGGTCGAAGAAAAGACAGGCTGCAAAGAGAGGCACATCACTTGCTGCTCAAAAGTCATGTGGTGAAGACGCATCAGCAATGACTACTACTGCTAATATTCCTAATCCAGCCACGACTGCTATGGGACCTACTCCATTCCTTGACAAACGCAGGAAAAAAGAAAAGTCAGTTATGCTTAAGCGCTTTAAGAAATACTTTGAGGATAAAGGCGTATTCTGATGTTGAAGCTTTATGCTCTTGTTTTTGTTATTGGTATCATTGGAATCTTTGGTTACGGAGCAAAATATTATTATGACACCACTCAAGCTACAATTGGCACACTCAAAGAAAACAATGCTAAACTTGAAACTGCAGTAGACACTGCAGAACAGTCTGTTGCAACCTTACAGCAAGACATGGTCAAGTTAGGGAATCTCAATAAAGAATTAACAGGTGCATTGCAAAAGGCAGAAGCCTATGGCGATGAACTAAGAACTAAATTAACTAAGATGGATCTGGTAGTGGAAGCATTAAAAGATTCAAAACAATTAGAAGGAAAGATGAATGGCGCGTCTGCTAACTTATGGCGTGGCCTCATGGACGATACCGGCGGTGATGGGAGCCGCCCTAATCCTCAGTGGTTGCAGCCGGTTCCAACCAGAGCCGGAGATCAAAGTAGTAACCAAAGTGGAGCAGGTACAAATACCAACGGTAACTCGACCGAAGCCAGCCCAACTCAGTGACACTCGAGTCTTTGTTGTAACCAAAGATAACTTCGAGGAATTTGAAAAAGAGTTTACCGAAATCTATGGTGAGTTGGCTTTTGTAGCTTTAAGCATGAAAGACTACGAGAACCTAGCACTCAATATTGCTGAGCTGCGTAGGTTTCTCAATCAACAAAAAGAAGTAATTGTTTATTATGAAAAGGCAGTGACCAAACCAACGGAGGAATAAATGCAATTTGTAATAGACATGCTTGTCACATGGTGGCAGTTTACCGTAGTCGGTATCCTTATTATTATTGGATGGATAATTAACAGGCTTGGTGTAGATCAAGACGAAGAGCTTATTGGCTTTGAATATAACGTAATGCCGCAGCTTAGACCAATCCCTATTCCAACAGCTGGTAAAGGTTTCTGGGGCGCAATATGGATGTGGTTAACAGGAACACGCCATTGGGAAGTGGCTGATGATTGGGCATTTAGAATTGGTGGTGAAGGATTTATCATACCTCAAGGCTTTCAGTTTGATGGTGCATCCATTCCAAAGTTCTTACACACATGGTTATCACCAACAGGCGTACTATTGATGGGTGGTCTTGTTCATGACTACGCATACAAATATGAAACACTATTACGGTCCGGCCAAAAAGAAACAATGGGAGTAATTGACCAGAAGAAAGCCGATGAAATATTTAGAGATATTAACATCGAGCAAAATGGTTTTCACTTTCTTAATAATCTAGCTTATTGGGCTCTACGTATTGGTGGATTTATGGCATGGAACGGTCATCGTAAAGTAAATGCTAAAATCGAAGGACTTAGCAATGAATAACGATCCAACAGTTTTAGATGAATCTGCAGCCGAAAGAATCGCTGTAGATTTTAACGAAGATGGAACATTAAGTGGAATCGTGCTTGATGGCGAACACGAAAGCATGGGTGATGTGCAAGCCGGTATTGAATTCATCTATCACATGAGAGAACACTTGTTAGATGTTGGTATTGCAACAGTTTATTTAATTTCAGTATATGCCATTGTGTTATGGATTAAAAAGAAATTAACATAGGAGAAATAATGGAATCTTATAGTATGTTCCCTAGTATGGTTATCAAAACTAGGATTGATCCAGATTCTTACGATAAAGAAGCATTGATCAATGCTGCGATGGAGGGATATGAAAAGGACCCAAATAAGAATTATTGGGATACCGATTCGGACCTCCATCATTACTATGGCACAATGTTTGACTGCCCAAAAGAAATAGAATCTCTCAGCGATTCATATGCAAAAGCTATAGATGAATACATGGATTCACTTGACAAGACTTGGCACTCTTTCGAATACAGATGGAAGATGGTCAACCTTGCAGTGAACTCAAGGACTATGGCTCCGCACGACCATTTCTATAAAGCAAAAGGATGGCAAGGCGCATATAGTTGCATACACTATATTAGTTATGACAGGCGAGATCATAGCTCAACTAAGTTTCTCAATCCACTTGTGTTTGCTCAATACTTGCACAATACGCATTCAATGAGTAACTTACTTAATAAATCGAATATAGATAATTCTGCCTACTTCGAAGGAAGACACATGGACATACATGAAGATGATATGATTATCTTTCCAACGTATCTCAAGCACATGGTGTCAAAAGGAATTAAGCGTGAATCAGATAAGCCTAGAATTCTAGGCGTAGCAAATATAGATCTTAAAATTGGAGAATAGTAATGAGATTACAGTTGTTAGAAGCAGCAAGAAAACAAGCAGAAGGCGTAGTCGCCGTCCACAAAACAAACGTTGAGGTTTACCTTGCAAATCCAGCAGGTATTGGCGAGCATAGTGACGTCACCGAAGCACTCATTGAAGAGCTAGATAAGTTAGCGGCCGCTGACGATAGACTTGAAATGATTTCAAAATATTTTGAGTGAGAAAACACTTTTTCACCCATTTTGTTGTTTACAAAATCAGCGAAATGATATATAATAGTTCTATAATAAAATCAAATCCAAAGGAGAGTTAGATGGCAACAGCACATGTTGACACCCGGCAGTTTTTGTCCGAGACCAAATTTTACGAAGGCTACTCTCGATATATCGATGATGAAAAGCGATACGAGACGTGGGACGAAGCTGTAGATCGTGTAATCGACATGCACGCTGAAAATTATAAAGAAAAAGGTAATGAGTTAGCTCCTTTCCTTGATGAAGCTAAACTAGCTTATAAAGAACAACGAGTGCTTGCCGCTCAGCGGTCATTGCAATTTGGCGGTGATCAATTACTCAAGCACCAGATGCGGATGTATAATTGTACGTCATCATATGCAGACCGGCCTGAGTTCTTCGGCGAAGTATTTTATATTCTCCTTTGTGGTGCCGGTGCTGGTTTCTCAGTACAGACACACCACATTGCACGATTACCACAAGTACAATCACGCACAAAACAAGCCAAAGGTTTTGTTGTTGAAGATTCTATTGAAGGATGGGCTTCAGCACTAGACGTGTTGATGGCATCTTATTTTGTTGGTGGTGGTAAGTACCCTGAGTTTGAAGGTCGTAGAGTATTCTTTGATCTTACACAGATTCGGCCAAAAGGTGCTAAGATCTCTGGTGGATTTAAAGCACCGGGTCCTGAAGGCTTACGTAAGTCTCTTGACAAGATCGAGCATTTACTTCAAACAAAAGTAATTGATTCCAAAGGACCACTTGATCTTTCACCTATCAACGTTTATGATATTACCATGCATGCAGCTGATGCTGTATTATCTGGTGGTGTACGTCGTTCAGCCACTATTTGTTTGTTCTCACCAACAGACGAAGAAATGATGACAGCTAAAACAGGTAACTGGTTTATTGATAATCCACAACGTGGTCGTTCAAACAACTCAGCTGTTATTGTACGTGATGAAGCAAAGAAAGAAGAATTTGCTAAACTCATGGAGTCCGTCAAGTCATTCGGCGAACCCGGTTTTGTGTTTGTAGAGTCTACCGAGCATACCACGAATCCATGTGTTGAGATTGGTATGTATCCACAGATTGATGGCAAGTCTGGTTGGCAAGGTTGTAACCTTACCGAAATCAATGGTGGTATGTGTAAGACAGAAGAAGACTTCTATAAAGCATGTCGTGCTGGTGCTATCCTTGGTACAGTCCAAGCAGGCTATACGGACTTTAAATTCTTAGGTCCAGATTCAAAGAAGATCTTTGATCGTGAAGCGCTACTTGGTGTGTCCATTACTGGATGGATGAACCAGCCTGACATTCTTTTCAATCCTAAGATTCTAGAAAAAGGAGCTAAAATTGTCAAAGAAGTTAACAAAGAAGTTGCGGCCATTATTGGGATTAACCCTGCCGCTCGTACTACTTGCGTCAAGCCTTCGGGTAATGCTTCGGTCTTGCTCCAAACAGCGTCAGGAATCCACGCCGAACACTCGCCAACGTATATCCGAAATGTTCAAATGAACAAAGAGTCTGAGATTACTCAGGCAATTATTAAGTCAAATCCATATATGGTTGAAGAATCAGTATGGTCTGCATCAGGTACTGACGTGGTTGTATCGTTTCCGATCATTCCACATAAAGGTTCTATGATGAAAGATGAGCTACTTGGTGTAACTCATTTGGATAAAGTAAAGCTGGCTCAAAAGCACTGGGTTGTTGCTGGTACCAATGAAGAACTTTGTGCAGATAAAGGTATCCGCCATAACGTATCAAATACTATTCTGGTTGATGACTGGGCTGCAGTTGAGCAATACGTATTTAAGAACCGCCATTCATTCTCAGGTATTTCATTCTTGTCTATGTCAGGCGATAAAGACTACAATCAAGCGCCAAACACAGCAGTGATTAATGCCAAGCAGATGGTAAAGCAATATGACGAAGCTGCAATCTTTGCATCAGGTCTTGTTGTTGACGCCTTAAAAGCATATCCAAACTTATGGGATGCTTGTTCTACCGCTCAAGGCTTTGGAATGGATATTTCTCTAGAATGTGCTGAGAACGCAGCACGTGCTGATTGGAATAGACGGTTCGAGAATTTTGCAAATAACTATTTGGAAAGAGATGTCAAGCGTGCAGAACACTGTTTGAAGGATGCTTATTTACTACACAAGTGGAATAAGATTCAAGCTAACCTGAAACCTATTGAGTGGAATACAGGCTTGACTGAAAAGAAGTATACCGACGTGGACACCATTGCAGCTGCAAGTTGTGCCGGCGGTGCATGTGAAATTGACTTCTAGCGTTGAGTCGCCATGCATTAATGTTTGTACTCTATCCGATAACGTCTGTTTAGGATGTTATCGGACTGGTGACGAAATCGTAGAGTGGCTACATGCCACTGACGATCGTAAAATAGAAATCCTAGAAAGGATCGCCAATGAATGAGTATTTACTAGAATGTTACGAATGTGAAGATGAAATGATTGTTGAGTGCAACGTCGACATACCAGCATATTGTCCACTCTGCGGAGGAACCGATATCAAAGTAGCACGTGGAGAGATTGCACTGGAGTGGGACGAAGATGACTAATATATATCTACATGTGGATATACAATGATGAAGAATATGTCGATACTCCCGAGGAATACCAAGGATTTGTCTATGTCATCACAGAACTGGATACAGGTAAGAAATATATCGGTAAAAAGAACTTCTGGAGGCCTAAGACATTACCAAAGAATTCTAAAAGAAATAGACGCGTTAGAACGAGGGTACCCTCTGACTGGTACATCTATTTTGGATCCAATAAACAGGTCCAAGAGTTAGTAGAATCAAAGGGTGAGGACAACTATAAAAGAGAAATCTTAAGGTTGTGTAAGACTAAAGGTGAAATGTCATACTACGAAGCCAAGCTTCAGTTTGATAATGATGTTTTGTTATCAGATATATATTATAATGAATTTATAGGATGTAAGATACATTCGAAGCATATAAAAGGATAAATAGTATTATGCTAAACGTACATGAAGTAATTGATCAAGTAAGGAAAGCTCGGACTAAAGAAAAGAAAGTTGAGCTTTTGAAGAAACACCAAAGCTGGGCTTTAAAAGACATCTTACGTGGCACGTTTGATACCTCCATTGAATGGAATCTCCCAAATGGAGAACCACCATGGACTCCGTCCGAAGCTCATAGCGCACCTAGCAATCTACTCAAAGAACATAAGAGTTTTGTATACTTCGTGAAAGGACTACGCGACTCAGAGAAGCTAACTCCTGTAAAACGCGAAAGTATATTCATCGGTTTGATAGAGGGCATAGACCCCGACGACGCTAAGCTCGTTATTGGTATGATAAACAAAGACAAACCACAAGGCATCACTCGACCAGTGATTGAGGAGGCATATCCAGGGTTACTGCAAGATTGATGCTCCAACCAACCGGAGACAATAATGCCAGCAATACAACTCGAAAGACTTAAGAATGATATCGCCCTTATTGAGGGTTACATTTCAAAGCTCGTAAAAAGAGGCGAAGGTGATCGAGTCAAAAAACTTATGAAGAAGAAAATCTTTATGGAAGAAAGGTTAGCTGCAGTCATTTAATTGT